AGAATCATTAAGTGGTTCTGAAAAGAAAAACTATGAAAAAATTTCAAAAACTTTTTTAAATTTTAATGCGGCAATTGAAGAGTTAGATTTTGTCGTAAAAGAATACTTAGACTCACAGGGTAAACTAGGTGAAAAAAAGAAATTATTGTCAAAAGAGGAATTAGATAAGCTCAAAGAACAATTTAAGTGGTTTGATATAGGTAATAATCTATCCGCTAACAAAGCAGCAAGATTTGAATATCAATATCATAATGGAGCATTTTTTTCAGATAACGAAGACCCTTTATTAGAATCAGTAGAAACTATTGAAAGAAATATTACTATTGGAGCATATAGTTTATATAAAAGACTAGATAATTTAGTTAATAAAGGAAAAGATAAAGATAATGATTTATGTTTTGTTACTTGGGGGTGGTTTGAAGATTTTATATTAAATAGTTTCTTTTCATTTACTTCAACATCAACGGACTTTAAAACAGAATTTAGAAGTGTAAAAAATTTATACGATAATGAAAATAGTGATGAGATAACAGGTTATGAAAACTTAGAGTGTAAATCACACCCAGACTTATATTCGTTAGGACTACAAAGTGTTATACTACCAGGTAATACTGAACAATATGATATTGAAAAAACATTTGTTAAAAATATGTCAGACCAGGCTGGAAAAAAGGCAAGAGCAATTGCCATAAAAGTATTTATGGATAAGGTTAATAGTTTATTTCCAAACTTTGAAACTGAGGCCGGGAAAAAAGGTAGTATTAGAAATATGGTTTTTTCAACCAAATACTTAAAAGAATCATTCACAGGAACTCAAAGTATAGAGAAATCACTAACAAGTTTTTGGGAAAAGGTGTCTAATGATTATGGTGGTTTTTGGAGATTTTCCGTATCCGAAGATGAAAATATAGATGGTAAAATTATAATCACTGATTTAAACATTGGTGAAGTTAATGATAGTGATATTTTAGGTAGAAAAGAAATATCTACCAAGGAAAATCCAAACAAAGTATTCAAATTTCCAGTTTATTCTCAGAACTCAATCGTAACAGATATGCAATTACAATCATCAAATGACTCAGAAATGGCAACTATGGCGGTGTTTGGTTCAAACACAACACTCGAAACAACAGGTGCTGATATGGGTAAAGGATTTACAGCAAACGCTATGAGAGCACTAGCAGCGTTTGATGGGGTGAGTAATTCAGTTGAAACACCTAAAGGTGAGACAAAAAAACAATATGTTGATAAAATATTAAGTAATATATCAAATCCAATATATGGTAATTTTCTGGAGAAAAACGCCTCAGAAGGTTCATCAGCCATATATAATAAAGAAAATGGAAAAATAACTAAGTTAGATACAAAAGGTGGAATTGATTTTAGTAATATTCAAGAACTTGCAGTAACACGAAAAAGTCTTAATCGTCATATGAAAAACAACACTGACGAGGAGTCAGGAGTAGATGTTTCTGATGAGTCATTATCAGCAGCTTTCTATTGGTTTAAAAAGGATACAAATGTTCAAATTTATGGTGCACTTGACGGGCAGATGCACCAAGAATTTAAAAGAACTATGTTGTATCTTATCAATAAGTCAGAAAAAGAAGACTCAGTTTTTTCAAGTGTATTACCAATAGTTCCACTACAAGTGTCATTAACTTTAAAAGGAATTGGTGGTATAAAAGTAGGTGATTTATTTTATGTAAATTATCTTCCAGAAAAATATAGAAAGTATTGTCATTTTATGGTGGTTAATGTTGACCACACAATTGATACATCAGGTTGGACGACTAAATTAGATTCCCGTATGATTGTAGATATTCCAAAAATGATTCGTAAAGGAGAAATTAAAAAAGGAACAACACTAAAACCAATAATTGTATTGAATTCATTAGAAAGAACAAAACAAGAACTAAGATTAAAATATGGAGTTCCTATTAGTCAAGTCGATGCTGCAACATCTGGTGACCCTGTAGGTATAATTGACTTCTAAAAAAATTACATTTTGATTAATTAAATCAATACTTATAATAAATGGTTATAGTAAATACAGATATTCTATTAAACCAACTCAAACAACACATACAATCAAAACCATTTGTATTATTACAAATGTATTCAGATGTTCAAAAGCATCCACAAGAAAATCGTATCAGTTGTTATTGGGTTGATTTTCAATTCGAACAATATATTGTGCCGGTTCATCATACGGAACAATTCCGAGATAACTTACCAATGATAGAAACCGAACAAACCATTTATGTTCAAGATTTAAAACAATATCATCACAACACATTGGTATTCGGTAAAGACATTAGAGATATGAATTGGTCTTATTATCAACAAACTAATCAACCATACGATACAGAACAATACTTAACTAATGCACATCATCATCAATACAGATTAAATTACGATAAAGAAAACATCAATGATGTCGTCCCTTTGGTTAAACACGCAGAATATTTTCAACCAATATCAAAAGAATTGTATAAACGATATGAACAACACGACCAAACCATATTAAAAACACTATACGAAATAGAACGAAATGGATTAAAGACTTATGAAAAAATCGTTTATTCAGAATACAATCCATTTACATCAACAGGTAGACCAAGTAATCGTTTTGGTGGATTAAACTTCGCAGCACTAAACAAATCAGACGGAAGTAGAAAACAATTCATCAGTCGTTATAACAATGGAGTTCTGGTTGAAATGGACTTTGATGCGTATCACTTACGATTAATCGGAGAAATCATTGGATATGACTTTCCACAAACATCAGTTCACGAACATATGGCAAAATTATATGGATTACCTTATGAAGAAGCAAAAGCACTTTCGTTTAAATATTTGTATGGTGGGATATCAGATGATGTGTCGGACAATCCATTTTTCTCAAAAGTAAATGATTATATTAAATTACTTTGGAAAGACTATAAAACTAACAATTTTGTTCAATCTTATATTTATAATAGGAAGATATTTAGGAAAAATCTACAAGATATGAATCCGAATAAGTTGTTTAATTATATGATACAACTTATGGAAACGGAAAACAATATCAAGATTTTAAATAAATTACAACCTAAATTACAGCAATATAATAGTAAATTAATATTGTATAACTATGATTCATTTTTGTTTGATTTCGATACAAAAGACGGATTAGAGTTTTTAAATATGGTAAAACAAACAATAGAAAGTGGTGGTAAATATCCAGTAAAGATTAGTAGAGGAGTTAACTATCACGAAATGGACGACATAACGGAGAAATTTAAATGAGCAATGACTTAAAAAAATTATCAAAAATTACCACTCGTTATACAAATAAAGAAGCTTATGGTTTTAATAGTGGTGGAAAAACTAATATCGTTAATCCTATAAATCAAAAATATGATTTCAAAAGACCAACTGTAATCAATATGTCATCAAGTGATATGGAAGAATTACATCAAACTGGAACATTAGAGAAAGACGGACTAACAATCATTTATGAAAAATAATTGGAAAAAAATACTCAATGAGTTAAGTTATAGAGTTTCATCAGGAATTCCAGACCTAACCAACGAACAACACCTAATGAAGTTGTGGGACATTTTAAGAGAAGAAAAATGGCCAATGGATGCTCGCATAGAATTATTAAAAAATTTAGATGAAAATGTAAAAAGATATCCAGGAACAACTTGGGTAACTAAATCAGGACACGCCGGTAAAAGAGCAGACGGAAAATCACAATACGGAATGAAATCAAAAGATGTGGCACAAGCTTATGTGGCAGGTAAAGATGTGGATAAAGATACAGAACCTTCAGACTTATCAACAACAGATATCGAAACAGATGATTTCGAAAGACCAGAACTTACTGAAGAACAAAAAGTAAAAGCCAGACAAACACAATCAAAAGAGTGTAATATGTGGTTGAACTTTGATAAAAAAGAAGGTGCAAAAGCATTCAAAGACGATACTGAGGATATGAGTGAAGAAGAAAAGGGCGCAGCAGGTTCGGCTCAATCTAAATGTGGTGAGGCAGTTACGGTTCAAGGAGCCACAAGAGTTAAAGAATTAATGTCTGAAGGTAAATCATTTGATGAAGCTATAAAAATAGTTGAAAAAGAAATGATGTCTTTGATAAAGAAAGACGGATTGTTAACAAAAGCTTGGGTAAAAGCCGGTCTATCTATTGTTAAAAAACTTCACGAAGAAATTGGTATAGACAATATTGAAGAAATAGGTTGGGATACCGGTGAGGGAAGAGCTTTAGTTGGGACTGATGACAAACACGGAACATCATCAGATATGTTTATCAAGACAAAAGACGGTAGAGTAATCGGTGAATCATTAAAGAAAGATTTTAAAGTATTTTTAATGAATGGTGGATATGCAACAAAAATAAAAGAGTTAGAAGATAAACTTGGCGTAAAACTTCCAGAAGATACACAAATAGAAGAATACAAAAAAAGACGAGATGAGGAATCTAAAAAAATTAAAAATAGAATTAATACTGAATTAGATGTGGATAAGGTTGTAAGTTCTATTAGTGATGAACCAGATATATTTATAAGTAAAATGTGTGGTAGTAATAGTGATGCTATTAGAAAAAGATTGACATCTATGTTCGGTGATGATGTAAAGGATATAAATTTTGGGGATTTTGATGAAGTTAGAAAATTTTTAAAGAACTTATCACCAGAGCAGAAAAAACAAG